TTCAATCACTCGATCGTATTTTCCGTCGCTGTCGGCATCCTCGTAAAATGACGGTTTGTTGTAAACGGGCGCCAGATTCGCCGCGCCTATCTTTTGATCATTGCTTAAACTAGTTTTGTATGTGGCGGTCAAAGTACTGGGCGAAGACGAATATTGCCCTAAACTGGTTATGAAGTTTTGTGATTCAGTAGACATAACGGGATTTATTGTATATGTATTTTATTTTTATATATCACTTAATAAACCATAATATTAAAATTAAAAAAATTGAGCCCGATGGTCATATATTTGACGTAATGATAGGAAAGGATAAGAGCAGCCGATACGCAAATAAACAAACGAACAAATCCAAACAATGCAAATGCAGATGCGATTCAGAGAACCTGTGCCAAACACAAATGACCGAACCGCGTTTTATACCGTGTCCGACGTGTTGCAGCTGATGGGGGGTCGCGATCAGCAATTTGATTCAATTGTGCTTCATTGCTCCAATACGGGGAAATTTCAAAAATATGCGATATTCTTGGCGGTGAAACCGCTACCAGAATCGTCACCAGCGTCGCCATCGTCGCCATCGTCACCATCGTCACCATCGTCACCACACTCTCAATATGCGATGTTCATATATTACGACACCGCAAATTCCAATTTCTGGAGCGACGGCGTGTATCGCGAATACCCGTTCGATTTCAGAACAAGTGCCGTTAATGCGCACATCGCCAACAAGCGCTTTACGTTTTACACATACTTAGAAATGAAAACAATTTAAATGCAACCTAGTGGTATACTGCATAAATAAATATTAATATTTTTAATGCCGGCACCACCACCACCACCACAACCACCACAACCACAACCAACAACAGCGACCCCCGCAACGCTATCCACCATCGTTCTACATATTGAAGAACTGACAAAACAGTACTATGACGTGAAAACCAAACACGGACGCACGCATCGAAAGAAGTATTACGACGTTGATTGGCGGTTCTATATTGCGCACAAGTACGGCCACTTTGTGTTATGCGGCACGCGGTGCCCCATGTACGATACGTATAACGAGGAATGGCCGATTATATCGACGTCATTTGTTTCTGCGCGGGAAGTTTTTGAGTACATTTCACTGCTGATCGGTGAGAATAAAATAAACACCACGCTGTTTGTTTCCGAAAGTAAGGCGGAACTGGTGTCGGGGTCCACCTACATACACAGCGATTTGGCGTTCTCGCACCCCACCAACAAACGGTTTCGCGCGTTGGATGCCGATCGTAAAAACCGCCGTAACGAACTCGTGGGGTACGACCATTTTCGTCTTTCACCCACCACCGGATGCAGCGAATTCAAAGTGGTCCGACTACTTAAAATGATGTCGGTGCTAAATAATGGAGGTATGATCCCGTTTACGATTTCACCCCATCCATCGTCTCTGCAAAACTGGCGGCAATGCTGCCCGCAACAAACGCAACAGCCGCTCTATGAAAACGGAGCGGGTTACGATGATCGTGGCGACGGTAACGACGGTGATGATAATGATGAGGGTAATGAGGAGGCGCTCCAACGGCAAGAAAACGTTCCTGAAAAATCGGGACCGTATTCCGATGACGAATATTATGACTATGTTTCATCAGAGCAGTACAATTATGATTAAGTTAATTCTGGGATTGGGGATTGGGGATTGGGTCTAATAAAGTGAAGTAATTAAATCTATAATTTTTAAACTAAATTAAATTACTTGTATTCGAACTATTCGACCTACAACTTCAAGGGGGTAGGAAATCCGACGAGGTTGGCGCCGATACCGAAGCCGGCACCGGTGCGCGCACTCACGGCCATACTGGGAATGTACGTGTCCAATATGCTAAAAGTTGCCGCAGCGGTGAGCGCGATGAGCGCAACTTCATCTAAATTCAACGAGCGTTTGGGAATGGCGTACGCCGCAATTGCAACCATAACGCCTTCGACCAAATACTTAATGGTTCGTTTTACGAGTTCTCCTAAATCAAACATGCCGGACATTTTGCTTTTTAATTATGTATATATAATAATATGTGATATATTTATAAACATTCAAAAGAAAAAAATATTTTATTTTGAATGAATGTTTTATATATTAAATAAACCTAAAAAATACTTAAAACGTTGAAATGTATTTTACAAATACAATACAACACAATACACGATACAATAAAATGGCATCAGCGTCTTCACCGAACGGGGTTACCCCGAAGTCTAGTCCAAACTACGTCGATTTACTGGAGGAGGATAAACCCATCGCCGGACAAAAGTTCGCGTGCATGTCGTTCGTTTCACCGGAAGACATTCTGGAACAGAAGGACCATTTTTATTTCAGGGAGTTCCTAAAAGTATGGGAATTCGGCAAGGCTGTTGAAAAGTACACCCAATTTCTTAACTTTGTTTCGTACAAGTACGGCCTCGATTTTAATAAGCTGGCCGAGGATTTGCAGGCGTTCGTAAAAGAAGAAAAGCCGGAACTTCTAAAGACGGCCATTGCCGACGAGTTCAAGACGTTTGTGGACAATCACGAGGAACAGCTGGAAGCCGAATTTAATTCGCGCCACGATTTCCAGACATCCATTCGCGGGCTTAAAGTGCGCGGCGTCTACGCCACGCAGAAAGAGGCCGAGCTGCGCTGCAAGCTGTTGCGTGAAGTCGATCCCAACCACGACGTGTACGTGGGTCCCGTGGGAATGTGGATGCCGTTCCACCCCGAGGCGTACAAGACCGGGCGCGTGGAGTATATGGAAGAGACGCTCAACCAGCTCATGTCGGAGAAGAAGACGAACGAGGAGAAGGCCCGGTCGGAATTCGACAAGCGCGTAAAGGATGCGAAACAGAAGGCGATGGAGGAGAACCAGCGCAATGCGGAGAAATCGGGCAACAAGCTCACGCAAACGCTGACGAAAGAGGGCGAGCTCGTGAATGTCGCGCACCTCAACGACGAGGAGCTATATAGCACCGCGGCCCAGGTTCGCTCGCAGCTGTTTGAAGGCGAAAATATTGTTACATCGATTGACAGCGATCACGGCTTGAGCGAGATTTTGCAGAGGCGGCAGACAGAAAAGCGTGAGTAGAATATTTCATTCATTTGCGGTTGCGAGACAATCGACGCTTTCGATGCCTTGTTGAGTTTGATGAGCGACGGAGTTTGTTTCTTCTAGACTTTCCTCCATCTTTTTTTGTTGCCTTCGTTGCCTTTGTTGCCTTCGTTGCCTTTGGTGGTGTTGGTGGAACTTGAACAACCACCTCAGCTCCGTCAGAGTTTCTATAAACGTGGGCAGGGTCACGTGTAGTGTCGTACATTTTTCGTGCAGCGGTAACGGCGCTTATCAAGTTCGTAGGTTGTTTGTCAGGTACAACAAGTCCAGCTTGTGCCGCCGATCCAGCCTTGGGGTTAGCACGTCTAAACCCCAGGGCAGACTCGTCTGAAAATACAACTAAATACACTTCACTGGGCGGTTCAAAATTGGTCATTCTTGTATATATTTCAGCGCTCGCGCCCGCGCCCTGGCCGGCGACAAAACCGGATACCAACTCGTTTATGTCTTCTTTGGTACTACCAGACCTTTTTTGTGCCGGTGTTAGAGATGCTAAAAACAACTTTGCTAAAGTTAATTGTGCGTGCATTTTATATTTGCTTTATAAATTATAAAAATATAAAAATATAAAAATAAAAAATTAGAGAATAAAAAGAAACTATGCGCGTTTGAATTTCTTGTTCTTATATAAAGAAAAATGAATAAACAATAAAAAAAAGGTTACGTTTTTATTGTTATTTCACACGCGCAGTATTTATTCATTCTTTTCATTCTTTTCTTTTTTCGTCGTCTTCGAGTTCCTATAACATCTACAAATTGGATAGATTAGCGGGTGCCAGAGCTGATGCCAGAACTGATGCCTGAGCGGGTGCCAGAGAGGGTGCCAGAGTAGTCAGGTATCTCGCGACGTTCTGAGAAATTTCACGGTTTCTGTCACGAACGTCAATGCCCCACATAATGGGGTCGATTGTATCCACGATGATCTTCTTCATATCGTGGATATCGTGATACGTGACTTACAAGAACAATTCATTTTTATTAATATTTTAGTTTATTTGAAAGCGGTTTATATGAAATCGCTTTAATAAATCTTGCTTCACAATTTGTGAAGCAAGATTGTAAAATTGAGACAAAAGCGCTCCCGCACGTGCGGGAGCGCTTTTGTAACCCCTCAAAAGCGCTTCCCCCAATTGTGAAGCGCTTTTGTAAAGTGCGAATCTTGCTCCTCTAATTGGATGAGCGCTTTTTACCATTTCGTCTTATTTACCTTGATTCGAGGTCCCTGCCCCTTCTTTTTCACGTTCGACGGGTCGTAACTTTCCTCCTCGTCGTCGGAATTCATATCTTTCGAGATTTCCCAGAACTCTTTCGAGCCAAGTTTGAACGGTCCGTGCGGTTGCGCCTTGTACCACGAAATTTGGTCCTGCAGCTTGTTTGATTTCACGTTGTTATTGATAACGAGGCACTCGTAATTCTCGGTGCACTGGTCCATCACCTGGCAGAAGCTCTCAAATGTGGGAAACATGCCCGCGTAATTCTCGTAGATGCGTTTTCGATTCGCGATATATGGTTCGCGAAGAATAAAAACGTAGTCGATGTTCGTGCGCAAATTCGGCGGGATACCGAGCGGATATTGCATTGTGATGACTAACATTATCTTCCAATGACGCCCGTTCATAAAAAGTAAACGCATCATAATGTCCTTGGTCCATTTATTGTCGTAGAGACAGTCGTCTAAAACGACGAAGGTGCGCGGATCAATGGACGATTTCTTGTACGCGTCGATTTCCTTTTTCATTTGTTTTAGAACGGCCTTTTGGCGTTTCAGGATATTTTCGATGATTGCCGTATTGTACTGGTCGTGAATGAACAATTTAGGCACATGTTCGCCGAAAAACCCGTTCCCCGCCTCCGTTCCCGAAATCACGGTCCCGATGGGGATGTCCTGGTGGTAGTACATTAGATCCTGAATGAGGAAACTTTTCCCGGTATCTCTGCGCCCGATGAGCACGATGACGGGCCCCTTGTTTTCGTTCGGTTTGAAACTGATCGAACGCATATCAAATTTAGACAGTTCTAAATTCATTTTTTCGGTTTTTGGTTACGCGCTTGAATGTTTGCAATATTTAATTTCTACGAATTAAACGATTTACTTTTACAAGGTTTTTTTTTATATTTGTATTATATAAAGTATAAACTCAAATAAATTAACTAGTATTAAATTGCAATGGCATCAGGATCAGCATCAGCATCAGCAGCAGCAGCAGCAGCAGCAGCAGCAGCAACAACACCAGATCTGAAATCGAAAGCGGCGTGTGAATATATGGAAGCATTAAATAAGCTAACTACCGATTTCAAAACTGCTGTCGGTTGTACTGTCACTGTCGCTACTCCTCTTCCTCTTCCTCCTACTCCTCCTCCTCCGAGTATCAGACTGACCAAACGAGTTATTGAAGATTGGTTAGAAGTTAAAGATCTTATTAAAGGAAATGATTTTTTAAAAGGGGCTACTGTTGTTGTAGACGACGTGGCGGGATCATTTACCATAACAAACAAGACCGATTCCTTAAAAGTCTTTACTGGTGGTGTATTTATGGTTCTTGATGATGTTGCGAATGAAATTGCCGTGGCACTATCAGGCACCCCAACCCAAAAAATGGTGTTAACAGGAGGCCGGCGCGGAAAACGATCGGCGCGTAGAAATCGTGGACGCAAAAGCAGTAGAAGCAGTAAAGGCGGTAGAGGCAACAGAAGTCGTAGAAGCAAAGGCAGCAAGGGTCGTAAAAGCCGCGGTCGCACGAACAAGCGCCGCAATGGCGGGGCTAAAATGGGTCCGAAAATGGGTAAGGAATTACAAGCGTGGATGAAACGACAATAAAAGGCGACTGGAAAACCACCTATTACAAATGTCACTATAGACAAAACTAAGACAAGACCCCAGGCAACTGGCAGCAAACAACGTTCTGACTCCGGCAAATATAATGCCGCTCAAAACCGTGGATTTTAAATCCAAGTTCATCTTAAAATATAAAAATATTACAACTCGCGGTCGTCAAAGTCGACATTAATTAATTAAGTAATATTTTATTATATTATATTTATATTATATATAATATCATATAATCAACGATGAGTGAGGATTTGAATAGCCAATTAGGTAATATTAGTGTTAGTGATTCGAGAGTATTGGCACAAACACAAGCACCACAAACACAAGCACCACAAGCACCAGCAGAAGAAGCATCACAAGCACCAGCAGCAGTACCCCCTCCCCTCCTCTCCCCCCCCCCTTCCCGCCAAAAAATCAAAAACAAAAACAAAAACAAGCAGAAGAGCTTTAAAAGCCGAAATAAAGAAATTACAAGATATAATAAGTACAATTACAAAGAAACCCGACCCCCCCACACCAAGGTTGGTCTGGTAGAGAAATACAATGGTGCATTAAACCCACTAAACCCACTAAAGGGGGTAGGGTAAAATCTAATCGGGTTAAAACCCACAAAAATAAACAAAAGAAATCGCGTAAATTTAGAAGGTAATATGTGAATATTTATAAATATACATACGGTGATTGAATTTCAGCGTCCCGACCAGACCTTTATAACGGGTAAAACGCTTCCATAATTATTGATATTCTGCAGGTAGTCCGAATATGAATATCCCCATTTGCAGTAGTCATGAATGCATCCCAGCAACGAAATATTGTGCGGATTT